CTGCGGATACTTAGCTTTATCAAACGCCACCCCATTACATTTCAGCCATCCGGCCGGAGGCGTTGCCGTCGGCCAAGGCAGCGGCACGCCGACCGGAATCAGGTGTTCTGTTAAACCAAGGTTTGAAAGAACCGCTGAAACAGCATCTGGACCAAGGGCTTTGATTTCGGCCAGAGATTTACTGATCTGCAAATACTGATTATGCGGATTCGCTGCCGCGACGTGTTTAGCTAATTGATCATCGGTATAGGCTTTAACCTCGATAACCTTATCGTCGACGTACTTACGGGTGGCGAGCACCACTGACGGATCGATTTTCAGGGTGACTGCGTCGGTGCTGCTGACCACGATTATCATGCGCACGGTTTGGGTTCGGCCGCTGCCTTCCTGCAGCTGAGGCTTATACGTCTCCGGGCAGTTTGCGATGGCGATCAGCGTATTGTCTTGGTCGAATAGGCCGATTTCGCGGATCCAGAAACCGCCCTGATCCTCAGGGATAATCTGCTCGGCGATGATTTGGTTGGTATTCGCTGGGTCAACGCTTAGCGAATTCAACGACGCCCGGCGCTTTTCGCCAATCAGCTTAGTTTGAGCAGGATCGGGCGTTGGCAATACACCGCCGCCGTCGCCCACCGCCATTTGGGTGAGGCTTAACTGCGTACCGAGCGCGGTCGCATTAGCCAGTTTGGCTGCGCCCTGATTGGTCAGCAGGGCAAAATATTTAGCTGTCATAGTTTACTCTCAGGTTGTCGATTAAGTGGATTGCTGAACCGGTGATTGCAGCGCCGGACGCGGTAATGGTTTCAGGGAAATAGGGGTAAACCGTCAGCTCTTCGCCGTCGTAGGTCGCGGCGGCTATCAGGCAATCGCCGCTAACATCAAGATTGATGGACAAACCAATCAGGTGACGGCTACAAGGCTTGGCGTCTGCAATCAGCCGTTCAAGCTCTTGGTACATCTCCTCGGTGATGCCGGTCTCCAGCACGCCGACGTCCAAACGAAAGGTGCCGGGCGCGTCGTGGGTTTGCCACCATTCTGTGACGCGTATCAGGTAACCCAGCGGCTCGACTACCCGACGCAACGCGCCGGTGGTGCCTTTATGCTTATGGATAAACCAGGCGGCTCGCACCGCCGCGCGTTTCGCCGATTCGGACCATTTCTCATCCCATCTGTCAACCGAAAACGCCCACGCCAGATAAGGCAGTAGAGGCAGCGGGCAGGTGTCCGGGTTCCACAACAGGCGCAGCGGGACCGGCAGACGGGCTATGTGTGAGAGTGCCTCGGCTGCCGCGATTTCAAGTTGCGTTGAGCCGGAAGGCAGCAGGCGATCATTCATCAGACCCTCCAACCGACAGGCTGTAGGCCGTACACAGCGAGGCCTGAGTTTTATCCAGCACGATATCCGCCAGCGGCGATTGCAGCTCCACGCGCTGAACGCCTTCAACGTGCAGCGCGGCATAAATAGCCGACAGGCGAATGTCGCGACCTAGCCGCCCTTGGGTGTTGATGTACTTCTTGAGCTGTGCTTCAGAGGCCGCGCGCACGGGTTCGATTTCAGGAGCTGGCAGCACGTAGAGCACCGCGTCAATCTGATAAGGCACAATCTCGGCGGCCTGCACGGTGACCCGGTCCGCGACGGGGCGAACGTCTTCGTCATTCAGCGCTTTATCGACTGCGGCCAATAAATCTGGCGTGGCTTTGCCATCGTTATCACGCGACAAAATGGTGATCGTGACTTCGGCAGGGGATGGACTGATGGCGGACGCGTCGGCCACGCGGCCATCGGCGCTGCGAGCATGGTATTCGTAAGCGCCACTCGGCCCCGCCACGCTCAACCCTTCGAAGGCTTGGGGGATGCGCATGCGCAGGTCGCTGTCGCTTTCCATTACCGCGTCGGTGGGGGGAATGGTGGTGCTGTCGGCTGGTTTGAGCACCAGACGCTGCACGCCATTATTAGCCGCCAACTGGTCCAAATCGCTGCCGGTGGCGTAGGCCACCATCACGGCGCGCGCGGCTTCGTTAACCCGCTGGCGCAAGATCACTTCGCGGTAGGCGTTCTCCTGCAACAGCTTAACCAACGGCTCGGACTCCAGCGACAGGGTGCGGCTGATAGCCTCCTGCTGCTCGGGCGGGTAGAGCGAAATCAGCGTGGATTTACGTTCTGCAAATAAGCTTTCATAGTCCAGTTGCTCCACCACGTTGGGGGCGGGTAACTGGCTTAAATCGATAGTCGCCATAGTCTCAGCTCACAGGAATGCGCAGGGAAAATTCGGTGTCCGTATCGCTACGGCTGCCGGTCATGTCGACCACCATCTTGCCGTTGTAGTCGGCGTTGAAAGTGATGGAGGTCAGCGAAACTCGCGGCTCCCACTGCAACAGCGCGGTGTAGCAAACCGCCATGATTTGCAGGCGCAGCGCGTCGTTTTGCGGTTGGTCGATGAGTTCGGAAAGCAATGAGCCGTACTCGCGGCGCATCACGCGTGACCCAATCGGGGTCTGTAAAATGTCGCTCACTGACTGGCGAATATGGTCGAGATCTTCGATTGCCAGCCCCGTGTCGCGAGCCATGCCGAGGTACTTAGCTTCACTCATTGCGGGCCTCCGGTTTGGCCGCCGCCGGTCTGAACGCCGCCGTGGCGGTGGGTGTGTAAAGCGATGCCGTTAGAGGTCAGGCTACCGCCGCTGTGGCTGATATCGCCGGTCATGCTGCCGCCCTGTTGTACCTCGAGCGAGCCGGTGGTGAGCTTGTGGGTGCAGACCACTTCCGGGCTGTCGAGGGTGATTCGGGTGCTGGCATGGCACTCAATCTGCGGCGCGGTGACTGACACTTTCTCCGCTGCACTCAGCGTGGCGCTCTTCACACCGGTGACCGTCAGGGCGCTGGTTGCTGGTTCATACTCGATAACCGCGCCATCCGGGAAACTCAGGTGAACCGCGTCGGCAGAGGCCGATGGCGCCGGGTTGGCGTCGGAGAAAATCGCGGGTAGCACGAACGCCGTGTTCAGCTCGCCGCCCATCGACAGCAATAGCACTTGTTCGCCCACCGACGGCGCCCACCAACTGCGGCTTTTACCGGCGCGGCTGGTTAGCCACGGCAGCCACGCGGTGGTGTTATCTCCGCTGACGACGCGGCAGCGCGCGTTTTCGAGGTCGACTGCGCTGACATTCCCGATACGAACCAGGTTGTTGATCAGCCGCATCATGTCGTTGATTTGTGTGTATGTGTTCATGGGATTAAGGATGCCGTTTTACGAGGGAAGTCGACAATCGGAGACCGTCCGGCGGGCCGTGGCACAACGAGCGGTAGCCGAAATGGTTACTCAGCCCACTGGCTGATCAGCTCGCCATTAAGGTAAACCTGATGCGGCCGGGCGTTGTTTTCTGGCAGCGGCGGCTCGGGCAGGTGAGTGATGGTGCGCACGCCGTCGGCATCCTTGACCTGCACACGCTCGGTGAGTTGCAGCGTCAGAGTTAAGGTGTCGGCCAGCTGGGTGAAGGTGAAATCCGTCAACCGCCGCGCGCTGTTGCTCATCACCTCCGGCTGATTGAGGGTCAGCCAATCCAGCACCTCGACCACCATGTGATCAACCAGTGACTCACTGAGGTCCGCCGTGGCGGCGACTAGCGTTAAGGGATAGTGATATTCAAAGGAGAGCGAGGGCGCCAGCGTCGCCACCACGCTCCCCGGACCTGCGGTCACTTTTAAGATGTCTGGATGCGCGCCCAGCTCGGGGATCTGCTCAATGAGCCGCTGTTGAAGTTGTTTCGGTTTTAACACGGTAGGTCTCCTGACACTGTTTAATGGCATCGACCTGAAGCCCGCAGGCCAGCAGCGCGGCTTCAAGTTGACGAACGTCGGCGCTCAAATCGCCGTTATTTTGTGGATGGCTGGCGGGTATCTGGCAGGCGCTGACTGGCGGACAGCCAATGTAAATAATCTGTGGCGGAGCTGAAGGCGGGGCGCTGGTGCAGCTGGCTAACAGCAGCGGGCAGAGCACTATCAGCCCAGGTTTTAACCAAGGGATCATCATTGCGGCTCCTCTGAAAAAGTTGTTCTCGTTGCCAAACTAGCCCGTTGGCCTGCGATAAGGCTTCGCGCAGCGCCACCTCGGCCTGTTCGCGGGTTTGAATTTGTTGGTTGAGCTCGGCGATCAGCTGGTCGCGATGGCTGAGTTGCTGGGCCAGCGCGTCGCGGCTTTGGGTCAGTTCGAGCTTGTCGCGCTGCAATCCGTGGCTGTAAACAATCATCCCCAGCAGCGCGAGGCCCAACACGAAAATGGCGATAAACAGCACGCGCATATCAGGCTCCTTTTAGGCATAAAGCCCGTTCTGCCGCTCTGCGGCGCTCAAGCCCGGCAGTGCGCACGCCGTTGACAAACACCCAGCGCGGCAGCTGCTCGCAGGCATCACGCCACTGATGCTTTTTGATGAAAAACGCCAGCGTCGAGTTGCACGAGGCGCGCACCCCGACGTTGAAGGTGAAAGCCACCACCGCGTCATACACCGGCTGCGGCATATCCACCGGCATGCAGGCTTGCAGACCTTTTTCGACGTTTTTGATATCCGCCAGCAGGTTTTCGGCGGCCTGCTGTTCGGTTATCTGCCCGGTCGGCGCCACGCCGGCGGTGTGGCCGATGCCGCTGGTCCAGACCCCGGCGCTGCATTGGTAAGGGGCGAGCTGGCAGCCTTCGAAATCGGCAATCAGTTTCAGCCCCTCGACCGAGGTGGAGATAGACAAGTAACCCGGCAGCAGGAACATCAGCCCGAGCACCACGGCGGCGCTGCATCTTTTAAGAATTGAGGCGTTCATAGGTCTCCTTACTCAGCCCACTTCGGGCCAGCAGCAGATAGCTTTTTCGCCGGTAGTACCAGTTGACTAAAAAGGTACCGATGCCGACGCCGGAGCCAACCAGAAAGGCGATATCCTCCAGCGACAGTCCACCCAGCCAGGCCATGAACGTCGCAATCAGATAGGCGCAGGTCGATGCCACGCGTTCGGTGGTTAGTCCCATAATCTGATGGACTCTTTGACAGACTTCTCCACCTGATCCGGCATCTCGACCGGAGTGCCGTGGGGCAGGATGGGACCAAAATCGGCAATGCCTTTGTTCAGGCTATAGACTTGCTCGACCACTGAGGCGGTGCGGCCATAAACGCGCCAGCACATCGAATCAACGGTATCCCCTTGTTGTGCATAAATTTTCATGATGGTTTTCCGGTTTTGTGTGGATGAGCTGGAAGGAGTAGTTAGTGTCTGGAATGTGGCTTATGGGCGCAACGAAGCGCGGTTGTGAACCTGATGGCACAACAAAGAGAGGGAGTGAGCGTCGAGAAGTTTTATGGCGAGTGGTGCAGCAGGGGGAGTAAAACGACAGGGCGAAAGCAGGCGCGCTTAGCCAACTTTCGGCGAACCGAAGCAAGGTGGCATAAGCGCCTGACTCATTGCGTTATGGATTTTTGCGACCGGGATCGTCATCCACATTGCACAGCAAGGTTTCATTATGGTTATCAGGCAGGGCCTGACTCGCCAGTTCTGAAATCAACGACATGACAATAAGGAACTCTTGCGAATTGCACTGCGCCGTCTGCGAGATGTCGGCAATGACCTGAATACGCGAGAGTATTAATTGTTGTTTATTTAGGTTTTCCACCGTGCGGCCCTTCATTCACTGTGTTTATATACAGTATTATTTAATTAAAGGATCACGTCAATACTGTGTGTCTTTGAAATGCACTAATTGATTGATTTGATTTTATTTCTTTGCGCCGAGGCTCATTTTTCATCTTTGATGAACCCCAGTCATTAACCCGCGTTTTTGGCGGCTTTACAGTAGTTTGCTGCTCGGCCAATACATAAGCATTTCCACAGTTAATGACAGAACTCCAAGGCATAGGAATATCTTTATCGGTGGAAACTCTTTCGCTATTTGGCTCACGGCGAACTACCCGCCAGCGGCTGGAACGCGTCTGGTAGCAACGATCTTCACCCAGATGTGGCGCGTAGATGCCGACCACCTCTTTCTGTTCTTCGGCGTAGCGATTGAAGCGGCCTCGAGGCTGGCGGGCAACGCGCACCGTCTGCTGGTGGCGCGGAACATTGGTGCCACCCTGAGAGCGAATGTAGCCCGCGTAGTCGCCGCAGTCGGCGGCGTGGCGGACCTCTTCCACTCGCCGGTCAAAACTGTGTTCCAGACTGACGCCGCGAATGCGCCGACACTCGCGGTAAGTGCCCACCGAGGGCAGGCCGATGGGGTGAAATTGCGGGATGCGCCAAGTCGATGCCCACGCGGTGACGGCGGAGGCGCTCTCTTTCAGCGGCTTGCCGGAGTCAAAATCCACTTCGCCATCCAGCGCATAGCCGTCAATATTCTTCGAGATATATTTGGCGATATACGCCGCTGCGCCTCCGCGATTGAGCGGCTTGCAGTCGAAGCGATTTTTGGCCGCGCCCGGCTCGTCGCCCTCTTCCTGCAAGGCGTAGCGGTGCATAATGTCGATGGCGGTTTGTTGCTGGCTCGGCGCGGTAAACAGCAGCAGATGCCAATGCGGCGTGCCGTCGTGGTGCGGCTCAACCACCCGCACGCCATAGATTTTGATGTTTTTATCTTTAAACGCGGTGCGGATTTTCGCCCAGACGGCGACCAGATAGCGCTGGGCCTCTTTCGGCGAAAAAGCCTGATTGTCCCAGCGGCCGTTGAAATGGACATGGCTGTTGAACATGCGGGTAGGGTGGTATTTCGACGGCGTGGTCAGGGTGATAAACAGCCCGCGATCCCCCTGATCGCTGGCGACCTGCTCGACCCCGGCAATCAATGTCATCAGCTCCATCCGGCGGATCGCCGGGTTAGCAATGCTCGACATGACGGTTTCCAGCATATTGATGCGCTCGCCGGTCTGCTCATTCTGCAACTCATTTTGCTTGAGGTAATTGATCATCGAAAGGCGGCGCGAACGCACCTCGCGCTGGGCGTTTTTACTGGCATAGGCTGATACGCGGCGGTTGACATAACCTCCGGCAATCATCAACGCCTCGCGCCAGCGCGCCTGTTGAGCAAGCAGCTGGCGTCGCCACCAATCGGCATTTACCAGTCGCGATAAGCTGGCGACGGCAGACCGAGCATCCAGCCTGCCCTCGCTGAAACGCGACCAGTATAAAGGTGTGACATTTAAGGCACGCGCCATGCCAGCGACTATTGAATAGAGCTGATTTTGCGTCGCGTCGCTGAGCAAGCTGTCAGGGGAGCTATTGAGCGCCAGCTGGCGATCGCACAGGTGTTCATAAGCTTCATGGCAGTGAGCGGCCACTCGCCACGCCAGACTTTTCAGTTGTTTTTCATTCAGGTCGGGGAGGCGGTTATAGGTCTCTTCTTCGGCCAGAAAGCGCAGCGAAACTTGCCGTTTGAGCTGATTCTTACTCATGACTTTCTCGATGCGCGGCCACAGCCGTTGGGCAAATGTCTGCTTAAGAAAGGTATTTGCCTTCTGCCTGCTTTCTTCATCTATCAGCTGCTGATAGCGTTGATAAAGAGGAAAACGCAGGCAGGCGGGCAGGGTGAGAAGCTGGCTCAGTGCTGCCTGCGCTTGGCTATCTACTTGATAAATTGGCGCGGAAATCTCGCGAGTGATCGCCTTGCGCGGCGCATTCCACCACCATTGGCCAACAAAGGGCGCGGCGGCGGGTGGGGAAAAACGCGGCGGTGGTGTAGGGGCGAAACGCCCGCGATGAAGCTGTGGCATAGGGCAGATGTCCAGTTAAGGGTGTCGAAAATGCCGGGCATTCTTCTCAGCAATTTCCTGGCAATGAATGCAGCGCTGCACGCCGATAATTAATCGTCGTCGCGGCTCAGGTATCTCTTCGGCGCAATCCTCACAGAAAAAAGCGGAGGGCAGGCGTGATAGCGTTTTCGCCTGCGCAATCTGGGCATCGAGCACTTTGGCCTGCCACTCTTGCGCGTCGTCAATCCAATCGGGCATGGTGTTTTCCTTATTAATCGTCAGCCGCCAGACTCCGGTTTTTAGGTAATAGGAGGCCCGACGGGTTACACGTCATTGTTGAGTTAAGGGTGGAGAGCTAGGTTTTAGGCTTACCTGAAGAGATTATTCAGCCTGCTACCGAATTGCTTAATCGCCAGCACGGCATCAATCACTGCCTGTTTTTCGCCGTGAGAGAGTTGTTCAAAGGTCATGCTAACGTGCCTGACCTTCAATCCTGCGAGGAAACACAGGGTTCTTTTCCACTCTTCAGGCGCGTTATCAAATAGCGTTTGCATCTGATTGCCTGAGGTTTGGAAATGCCGTTTTTTAATCATTTCAAGGTGATGTAATCCTTGCTCACGCTGGGTTTCACTGCCCATAAACATGGTTTCCTCCCAGTTTTCACAGTTTGGAAGTTGAGAATGAATAGATAATGATCGCCTTGGCGCGAAATTTGTTATCATTACGCGTCCAATTTCAGGCTATAGATGAAATTTAAACTTGATTTTGCAAGTCGTCAAGATGGTTTTTTAAGTTTGAGAGGTTTTTGCGAGATGCGGCTGGATGAACTCGAAGGTGGTAAAGCCGTGCTGGGGCGGATGCTACAGGCATACGGTTTCAGCATGCAAAAAGAGCTGGGTGACTTGTATGGTCTCTCCTCGGGTACCATAAGTACTTGGGTTAGAAGAGATTACTTCCCCGGTGATGTGGTTGTGGCTTGCGCTATCGATACTGGCGTTTCTTTGCGTTGGCTGGCGACGGGCAAGGGCGATATGCATGACAATCAGCCTAATGCGCAGCAGTCAGGCGACGCCATTACTAAACTTGCAAAATTAAGATTGCGCGGCGGCGCACTGGAAGAAGAGGGCCTGTGGGCGGTTGATAGCTCGCTGGTGGACGCTTCCGTGGAAAAGCCGACCTATCTGGTCAAAGGCAACCACTCTTGGATAATCGATTTAGGCAGCGCCAATATCGGCAATGGCCGCTGGCTGCTGGATATCGATGGCGATGTTGACGTGTATGACGTGGCGCGACTGCCCGGAAACCGTTTAAAAATCACCAGTCAGGCGACCACCTTCGACTGCAATGTCGATGATGTGAAAGCTCTGGGCCAAGTGTTCATCACCCTCGAACGTAACCTCTAA